CTTTTGTGCAAGCATTTTTAGCAACAGTAGCAGTAGGTGTAGTAGGTGTTAATAGCATTGAAACCGCTCAAGCCCTAGCAATCGCTGGTGTCGCTGCTGGTGTCTCAGCCGTGTGGAACTTCGTAGTTAAAACTAGCTAAATAAGGTATAATAAGCACTAGCAAGGAATTTAAAGATATGCAAACGTCTAATTCTATTAAGTCTCAGTATTTCAGTTTTATAGCGAGTTGATATGAAAACTCGGTGTCTTATTTATGACATCGAAACAGCACCTATTATTGGGACTGTCTGGGGCAAGTACGAACAGAACCTTATCTGGACTATACAGGACTGGTACATCTTGGGTTTCTCATGGCGTTGGCTAGGAGAGAAGAAGAAAACCCAGTCCTGCTTTATGCACACTTATAAGTTGTACAAGAAAGACCCGAGCAGCGACTACGAGGTTGTCAAAAAGTTACACGAATTATTTAACGAAGCAGATATTATCGTAGCCCACAACGGTAATAGTTTCGACCAAAAGAAAGCACAGGCACGCATGATTATCCATGGCTTTGACCCACCTAGCCCTTATCAACAAATAGACACTAAGCTAGTCGCCAAGCGTAGCTTTAACTTCACATCAAACAAGCTGGACGACTTAGGTACATACTTCGGGTATGGCAATAAAATGAAAACCGACAAAGACCTGTGGCGTAAGTGTATGGCTGGCGACCTCAAGGCTTGGAGTTACATGCAACGCTACTGTGATAGAGATGTTGAGTTGTTGGAAAAGATTTACCTGAAGATGCGCCCTTGGGATAAACAGCATCCTAATATGGCTAACATAGAAGGTCGTCCTAAAACGTGTCCTAAGTGTTTATCAGATAAAGGAATGCAAGGGTCAGGTAATATATATACCAAGACTGGGGTATTCCAAAGGTTTCAATGTAAGAGCTGTGGCAGTTATAGTAGATTAAGAAAAGGAGAAAAGAATGAAAAGCCAAACTACATTTAAGATGAGCGAAGGTCAAGAAGCTCACCTAGAAAATATTAAACAAACATTCAGCGATTTAGTTGAGCCTAAGTTCAGAAAAGGCGCAGAGGAACACGCGACTATATTACATGAACAACCAGCTAGCTTATTACTAGACTTTGCAATTGAAGAAGCGATAGACCAGGTTGTTTATTTATTGACTCTCAAGCAGCGACTTGATACGCCCAAAGTTAGCACCGACAACGACGCTATCATTGAAAACTAATGTAGGCGCTGTAAGGTAGCCTGTCATCTCTTTAACGACTTGTGCATTGTCATAAATATCTAGTTCGTCATATTCAATATTGTTCCGAGCAAGCCAAGTTTTCACCTGTTTACAGGGCGCACAAGTAGGACTGGAATAGAGCGTTGGTTTTGTCATAGAACCTTAATTATAGCACACCCCATTTAGTAATAATATGATTAAAAAAACCTAAAGATGTATAATATAAATATGTTATGAAAAATAATAATCTTTACGCTAAATTAGACGCGTTAAAAGCACAACCCGTGGTGCGAGAGTTTAGTGATGAGTTATTAGAAAAGCATATGATACTAGGTAATATTGATATGGTGGGCTTAATTGATGAGCTTCTAGAAACCGCTGATTACCAAATAATACGACATATTGATATATAGGTATATAATGATGTCCAGGTAATCCAAAATGGAATCAATCACCTCATCACCAGAAGAATACTTTGTTTATTTTAGGCTTCCAATAGGTAATTATGATGGCTGAACGCTTATACACAGAGGACGCAGACACTCCTAATATTCAATCTAGGCTCTTTAATGGGCGCTTAGCTTGGAATAATAGTGACCTAGAGTGGATGCACCTAGAAAAGCCAGCACAGGGCTTGTATGTGGCTAAGGTGGCAGTCTTTGAATGTGTGCAGATGGAGCTTTGGGATGAGCTATGAGCAGAAAAAGGAAACAGCCGAAGCATGGGTACTTGCAGGGTATGGGTTTGCTACTGGTGTGTATAAAGAGTTTGTCCCAGCAAAAACGGCTTGGATGGTTTTGGGTGCGGGCGTATTGGCTCACGATGTGTTTTGCAAACAAGGGGAAACTCTCAGCGAGGGAGTTGATAAGGCGCTTGAGAGCCATAAGGTTCTGGCGTTGGGAGCGATTGCAGTGACCGCAGCCCACCTAGCCAACATTATCCCACCGAAGTTAGACCCCATAGATCAATTTGCCGAATTGGTTAAGCGATGAAAATGCCAAGCTGGCATCAGGGGCATCCACCTAGACAAGAGGGTGAGAACTATCACCACCTGTTCTTCCCTAATAACATTTATAAGTCTGCGTTTGAAAAGAGGTTTAAGAATCACGTTGGGCTAGTTTTACCCGAGAAAATACCTGTGCATAATTACCTACACATGGTCGTCCCACCACCACCAAAGTTTACTAAGAACGAGATGGGCGACTGCTTAGAGTTTTTACAAGAGAGTAAAAATACAGTTGATACAGACAATAGGTTTTGGGGTGCGGAGTCAATCATGCGCTACACGGTGTTTATGGAGATGGACTCGCCCCAAGTCGGTGAACGGATGCACGATATCAGATGGAACTTAGCCCAGCAGATAGGTATAATGTCAGCCCAGCATACTATTGAACGCCCTATTTAGAGGTAAATATAGACGTAACTAGAGGTAGGAACTGTGTGGGTGCGGATTGAGCCATTGTAATCATAGTTACCCTCGGTGATTGTGATGGTGTCGCCTTGTACGCCCACAACTACAGCAACGTGACCGTAATACCCTCGGTCTGTTTGGGCTACACTTCCCACTACTGGAACTGGACTTACTGTTTTACCTGAAGCCCTAGCTCCATCATCCCAAGAGTTAGCATTGCCCCAGCTAGGGATGTTGCCTTTCATTGTAGACGCTAACCAAGTACATTGACCTGCTGGATAAGGGCTAGAGTATGTCATTGGGGCGGAATACTTAAAATTAGCCATTGAGAGCGGTTCTAAGCTCTTAATTTGTGGTTGGGCTATGTTTGGTAGTATTTGGGTCGGAACAGTCCACAGAGGCGCTGGAGTGGGTTCAGGAGGCTCTGCTTTAGCAGGGGGCGCAGCAAACCCCAGAATTAAACCTAAGACTACTGCTATATGTTTGATTGGTATATTCATATTGGGGGCTACAGCCGGTGGCGGATGATCTCGTAGCTAACATCCATTATTAACACACCTAAATGTGAGCGCAAGGTTTTATGAACAGTAATATAATCAACAGTTATTTAAGCCATTAGCTCGCCTTTCCCTTTGTGCTAGAGGGACAGAACGATCGATGATTTACAAGTTTAAGTCAGTGGCTCTAATAGTGTGCTTTGCTAAGTAAACAATCAATCTTATTTACTAAGCAGAATGCAGGGTTGTCGTATGGCGTAAAGACATTGCCCCTAGCTGGTGTTTCTTATGTTCCACAGCCTGACACGCTATTCAAGGCTTCCCTAGCCGAGAACGTGACTTCGGTTTTAAAGTACCGGGAACTTTTATATTGTAAATGTATTTGACAAAAGTGTTTCGCTTGATAAAATAGTGTTATCTAACAAGATCGTAACCCCAGATGTAGTGTCTGGGGCTTCTTTTTGCCCCTATTTGTCTTTCTAACAAGATCAAATAGTGTTACTACCTTACTTAATTGTTAAACGAAATGCAAGCTTGTGATATATAGTTAAGTATGACTATTATAAAGCCCTGCTTTTATTGTTACGCAGCCGTTGATACAAGTGTGCAGGACGGCAGTTTTATCTATACCGTTGAGTCAGATCAGCCTATACAGTTTGCTCATACAGAATGCGCTGAAGTGATCGATGGTCTTATTATAAATGAAATAGAGTGGTAATAATTTAGTACCCCGGTTTAAAGGAGATCACTAAACAGGGGAAAAGAGATCACCGGGGCAACCATATTATACACTATTTAAATCTGTGGATAACTTGACAGCATTAGGGGCTTGACAATGCTAGTGCTGTGGTCTAAGATTAAGGTGTAATCATTAAAGGAGATCACAATGCAGAAGATATTTATAAATAATAAAGACCTCGGTTTCTTTACAGAGCATCCTATAACTGCTCAGAAGTTTCAAAGGGTAGACGGTGAACTAGAACTTGTTTGGTGCAACCATGCTGGTGCTTACACCGATAGCATAGAAGTTTGCGACTACAAGTCAGAGGGTAACGACTGGGTTACTTACGATGATGTCTTAGTATGCGATCGCTGCGGTGCTTTTAAAAGAGATTATGAGAACTATTGGGAAGATTGCCCAGAAGAAGGAGTTTACGATGTCTAGTTGGCAAGACCCAGCAGAGGGCGATTATTTGCCTGACGGCTCAGACGATCAAGGCTTTGATGTTTGGCTACAGTGCAACAAGTGTGGCGGTGAAGCATATCGCAAAGGCGATGATGCGTTAGATTATTGTAACGAGTGCGGAATAGTAGAAGGCAACACTAAGGAGGTAAAGTATGAAAACCAGCAATGAGATCGGAAACTTATCAAAGGCACTAACAGCATTCCAAAAGAGTGCGCCACCAATACCAAAAGATAAGACAGCAAAGCTAGGAACTTACAGCTACAAGTACGCTGACCTTGCAAGTATCTGGGATAAGATCCGAGGCAACTTAGCAGACAACGGACTAAGCGTTATACAGAGTCCATCATCATATCAAAGCGAGCAAACGCTTACAACGATGGTGGCACATGAGTCCGGTGAGTTTATTAGCGACACTATGTCATTAAAGATCATGCAAGAAACACCGCAGGGGCAAGGCTCGGCTATAACATACGCTCGACGTTACGCTCTTACTGCAATGCTTGGACTTGTAGCCGATGATGATAATGATGCACAGGATCACAAGACACTTAGCGGTGTACAAAAGAAACAGTTGTTTGATACTTCTAGGAAAGTGCTGCCGGAACTTGGCGAAGATCCACTGTCAATGGTGCGCTTCTTAAGCGAAGTGTTAGGCAAACACCCTAGCCGATTACAACCAGAGGAGTTTGACGATGCAATCCAATCTATAGAAAGCTATACAAAGGATCAGCTCAAATGAAGTACACCCAATACCAGAAAATCATAGGGCTGATGTGCAAGTACCCAGAAAAGTGGTTTTACCCTTATGACTTTATGCAAGAGGGCTTCTACTTTGTAGGCTATAAAGCACCGACTAGGATCGCTGAGCTTGCTAACGAATACCCTAACCTGTTTGTTAGCAGGACTAGGGGCAAGTATGTGCAGCGCAAACTAAACACCGAGAACTCAGACTGGTTTTATGAGCTACCAAAAGATCTGCGGTTTATGGTTCACCGATCAGGGTTAAGTAAGTATATAAAGCCAAAGGAGGTACAGCATGGGTAAGTCAGTAAAAAGCGCAATGAAATACGAAAGAACACCGGTAAGGAAAGATTACGCGCGATCAACTAGAGAGCTTGTTAGGCAAAGCGATCTATTAAACAAGGGCTGGTTTATATGGCTGCTGGTTGGCGCGCTGATTGTGGGATCATACTGGATAGCAATTAAATCAATTTATATAATAGTAGGAGGTCTGTAATGGCTAAGAAAATATTAATTGTAATCGGAGTGATAGTTGCGATCTCACTCGTAGCATCGCTAGTAGAAACACTGGTGATGCAAAGTCAGACGCAGGTTACAAGCACAGCAAGGGATAACACATTTAAGAATGCGTTTATTAGTGGATGTAAGAGCGAAGCAGTCAAGACAATAACAGAAGCGGAAGCAATCAGCTACTGCAATTGTTGCTACGATAAACTACTGGCTCTATACCCAGACCTTAGCACTAACGAAGAACGAATGGATCGCGTAATAGCGGAAGGCTTTACCTCTACCGAAACCGATGCGGTTGTGGTTTGCCTACCAGAAAGTATGAGGCAATAAGATGGCAGGAACTAAAGCAGGTGGCATCAAAGCAAAAGAAACTAACAAGCAAAAGTATGGTGACGACTTTTACAAAAAGATCGGTGCGATGGGTGGTAAGCTAGGCACAACCGGTGGCTTCTATGCCGACCGGGAACTAGCACGAACTGCTGGTGCTAAGGGTGGCAGCCGATCAAGAAAAGGCAAATCATGAGCATCGAAGAATACTTTGCCAACCTTAATGCACTACACAAGAAAGTAAACTGTGCAGTGTGTAAGGACATAGACAAATGAGAATTGTACTTTTAATCTTGCTGATAGCGATATTACTAACTTCGCCCCTACCCTTTAGCTTAATAGCTTGGATACTTTTAAGTGGCTGGGCTGTATATAAGTTGGCAAAGCAATGGTAGCTTACTACTGTGGCTTTTACGCTGTGAACCCTGACCACCTATGGAAAGACGGCAGGTGTATCGTATGTAATATAAGGATAAAGGAGTAAACGATGAGTAAAATACTATCAGACGAAGATGGCGATACTATTTGGAACGACCCCACCCCTAACATAGATGATGAGATAATCAGAACTCTAACCTTGAACTTGCTGAGTGAATACCAACAACTAGAAACCCCTGCCAACCCCAACCAATACAAAGGAGAGGATTGATGATCGAAAGCATCTGCTTGATTTGTCACAAGGTTAAAAAGCCAAACGCTAAAGTAAAGCGCAAAGACCATTGTAGGTGTAATGATATATAGCTCATTTAAGCCAAAGCCATGCAGATGCGGTGGGATGCACAGTAGTTTGTCATGTTCTCAGAAGCCATCTAAGCCAATACAAGCTAAAAAGCGCATGAACCCTGTCGGGAAGCAAACAAGGCGTTACACAGCATTCAGAAACAACGTGGCATACCCTGCGCTGGTTGAGCGCGACAGTGAACGCTGTGCGATGTGCGGTAAAACAAACATACCGCTTGACGTTGATCACATAAAGAAACGTGGATCGCACCTGGAACTGAAGTATGAACTGACTAACTTACAGCTGTTATGCCGGTCGTGCCATAATGCAAAAGACAACAGTTGACATAAAATAACGGTAAGCGTATTATAAAGCTAATCAAATGGAGGCACTTATGAAGAGCAAGGGGATCGCTTACACGTTATGGCTACCAAGCTTACTAGGGGTAGCTGGCATACAACGTATTTATATTGGTAAAGTCGGCACAGGCATCTTATGGTTATTAACTGCCGGTTTGCTGGGCTTAGGCACTCTTGTAGACCTCTTCACACTATCTTCGCAGGTCGATCTATATAATCTAAAGAAAGGAAGCCATGAGCGCACCTAAGATCGGGATAGTCGGTTACGGAGTAGTCGGACAATCCTATAGCAAACTGTTCCCTGATGCTACGATATACGATCCATATTATGAAGATGAGTCTGGTCGTTGCATATATGCCGAGAATAAAGACCTTATAAACGATTGCGATATTGCACTGGTCTGTGTATTTACACCGCACAACGAGGATGGCGCACTAGATACTAGCATAGTCGAAGAAGTAGTTGATTGGATTGAAACACCTCTTATATTGATTAAATCGGCACTTCAGCCCGGCACAACCGATCGCTTAGTTAAAAAGACTGGAAAGAACATAGCCGTATCAGTAGAGTTTATTGGCGAGGGCAGTTACCCTATACACTTTTGGAAGTACCCACACCAGAACGACCCACGAATGCACCAGATGCTAATTGTTGGCGGTGAGCCAAAAGTAGCTGAGGCTTGTGCTGAGATCTTATGGAGCAAGATGTCACCGGACATTCGCATCACACTTACCTCAGCACTAGAGGCTGAGATTACTAAGTTGGTAGAGAACAGCTATGGCGCACTCAAGGTTACGTTTGTCAACGCATTGATGTCAGTCGCACAGAAGTCCGACAGCAGTTTTGTAAACATTCACCAAGCGTGGCAATCAGACCCACGCACAGACTCGATGCACTTAAGAGCTGTCAGCTTCAATCGTGGCTGGGCAAGCAAGTGCTGGGACAAAGATGTGCCGGCACTGGTAGCTTACTCTAAAAAAGTCGGTGCTGATGATATGGCTAAGTTATTTCAAACAATAATTGATATAAATAAGGAGCATCTCAATGGCTAAATGCTTAGTTGTAGGAGGCGCAGGCTTCATTGGTGGTCATGTAGCTGATCTTTTAATCGAAGAAGGTCACGAAGTAACAATCTTAGATAATATGTCGACAGGCAAACTGGACAATGTAAATCCGATAGCCAGACTTGTAGAAGCCGACATCACTGACAAAACGGATATGCAGTTGCTAAAATCTACTAAATACGATTATGTGTTTCACCTCGCAGCCCTCGCTCGTATCCAACCGAGCATCAAAGACCCACTAAATACACATAAAACAAACGTGGAAGGCACACTGCATATCCTAGAGTATTGCCGAAGTAGTGGCGCACACCTTATATTCTCAGGCTCAAGCTCTATATATAAAGGCGATAAACTACCGACGAAAGAAGATGACGAAAAAAAGCCACTCAATCCTTACGCATTGCAGAAACTACAATCTGAACAGTACATACAAATGTATGCTGATCTGTACGGTACATCGTATACAATACTGCGATACTTTAATGTGTATGGTGAGCGACAAATACTAGACGGTGCATACGCAGCGGTCGTAGGTATATTGCTCGACCAAAAAGCCAATGATAAATCTATGAGCGTCACTGGAGATGGCGAGCAAAGGCGCGACTTCACATACGTTAAAGACGTTGCAAAGGCTAACGTTATGGCTATGAATTGGAATGGCATATTCAACATAGGCAATGGCGATAATAAGTCCATCAATGACTTAACAGTTGCGATCGGTGGGCATAGACACCACTTACCAGAAGCCGAGAATGAGGTCAGGGCTACCCTTGCAGACAATACTAAGGCTAGAGAACAGGGGTGGAAACCGACCATGCAAATAGAAGATTGGATTGACAGTGTTGTTGAGCGTAGATGACGGCTGTGCCAGCGACGTTCGCGTTGCTGATCTAGCCAAGAAGTACGAAATAGAAACTATATTTTATCTGCCGGTAGAATGGCATAGTTTGGCTTATGACAATGGGTACGAGCCACTTACTTACCATGAAGCCTATACACTATCTAAAGAGTTTGAGATTGGCTCACATACAATCACCCACAGGCACTTAACCAAAATGCGCGACATTGATGCAATGGTTGAGATTGCTGAGTCTAGGCTAATGTTAAACAGCCTGTTTCATACAAAAGTTACCAAGTTCTGCCCACCTAGAGGCTATACAAACGAGTTACTGAGCGAGTTTACGCTACAGCACTACGAATCGCAACGGCTGACCAGAGGCGAGGGGCTAGTCCATATACACCCTAATTCCGGGGCAAATGGTAACAAAGACTGGCGTGAGTACGCTAAAGACATTGATGTTAAAGAATTATGGTGTCACTCATGGGAGCTTGATAAATATAATCTATGGGAACAGCTAGAGGAGTATCTAAGTGAAAATCTACATCGCTAATCTTGACATTGAGAGAACTGGTGGTGGCTGGTCTTTTCAGCATAACTTTTATTCGAGCATGGGAAATCTTATAACCCAAGACTATAACGAAGCTGATGTATATTTTATAACAAGCCCTAGCATGGTATCTAAGGAAGATGTTGAGCGGGCTAAGCAGGATGGGAAGAAGATTGTGCTGCGGATCGACAACGCAGTACGCAACTCTCGTAACCGCAATACCGGCATGAGTCGCATGAAGAAGTTTGCAGACATGGCTGATCTAGTGATTTATCAAAGCACATGGGCTAAGAACTACTTAAAACCTTTTACTGGTGCTGAAGGCAGTGTTATATTAAACGGTACAGATACAAATGTATTTAACACTGATGGTCGCATAGATAACGACGATGTTTTATATAGCAGGTTTAACAGAGATGAAACTAAGAACTGGGAAGTGGCTCGCTATTGGTACTCGCAGTACCAGCTAGAACACCCCGATGCTAAATTAAATATAATCGGTCAGTTTTCTAACGAACTAAAGAAGTACAACTTTGACTTTTACAACAATGAGAACATTCAATACAGTGGTGTGCTTGACCGACGAAACCTCGCTAAGCTATACAAAGCAAACGGCAAGTTCCTATACACATACTTCAACGACGCGTGTAGTAATAGCCTGATAGAAGCTTTATGCTGCGGTTGCGAGATTGTTGGCGACGAGTATTACCGCGAAACTGGCGGTGCGCCTGAGATACTTCATAACTTTAAATTATATGGTGCAGACTATTTTACCAACGAGCGCATGGCTACACAATACGAGGAGGCTATCAATGGGATCGTCGTATAGGGAAGAATTAAATAAATGGCTATCAGAGCTAAATATTAAAGCCGACAAGCTACTAGACATCGGTGGCAGTCAAGTAAGCCTCAAGCCAAGAGTACGATCGTGGGATGTAAAAGAGCTACTAATTGCAGACTTGCCCGATCCGCACGAAGATAGCCCGAAGCCTGACGTAGAGCTAGACCTTAACGTTAAACAAAAGACATTCCAAGTTGTAGATATGATTTTTTGTCTTGAAGTGTTTGATTATATATATGACCCGATGACAGCTATGCAAAATATAAGTAATATGCTCGAAGAAGGTGGCACAGCATGGGTATCATTCCCTAGCTTTTACCCATTACACCAGCCAGTTGGCGACGATGCACTACGCTATATGCCTGCCGGAATTGTTAAATTAGCAGAGCAATCAGGATTAAGCGTAGAGCAAATGATTAAACGACGACCGGAAACAAATCTATTTGAGTCATTTTTCAGAGCTGAACGTATGAGGGCAGCCAAGCATGAAGATCATAATTTCACTGGATTTATATGTGAGTTTTCTAAATGAAGGCATACGTTACATCAATAGGTGAATTAACGACCGACCTTTGCGTTTGGTCATTACAGAGAAGCGGATTTGACGTTGAGCTTATACAAGACAAGACTACCCTATGGGATAAGTTAAACCGTATATATAACAAAGCCGACCACGACTTTGTCCGAGTAGATGCTGATGTAGTACCTAATAAAATGCTTACCCCACAAGCTGTAAGTTTAGCCGGAGCAAACATCAGTTGGTGGTTACAGTTTCAGACTTTCGATTGGCATAAGCAAAGTCTAACGTGGGGTGGCGTACAGTTTATTCGCAAGGAAGCACTACCCTATCTACGCGACTCAGCAGATAAGTTTAGCGATAAAATCAGACCCGAAACCGAACTTACACGCATACCACAATTCTATAGTCCCCGAAGATTTGAAAGCATACCAAACGTTATGGGACTGCATGGCTATAAGGCTACTGATTTAAAACGTGTTAAAGAACTAAAAGCTATGCGTAACCAATCTGTAAATTATGACTGGGAGTTAGAAGAGAGGTTAAACGCACTATGAAACTGAGCATATTTACAACCGTAACCGATCCAAGTAAACGAGGCGACAACGCCAAAGATGCGCTGGCTTGCTACAAAGACCTTGCTGATGAAGTCGTTGTCGTAAACGGCAGCATTACGCCACTCTATGCCGAGGGTATTAAAGAAATAACGCACCTATGGCGCAGAGAGTTTGACTGGAAGTTTATAGGTGAACAGTTTACTAGAGGCTACAAAGCAAGCTCTGGTGACTGGGTTATACACGCTGATCTCGACTTTGTATTTCACGAAAATGACTTTGATAATATACGCAAAGCACTAGAAGATAACCCCGAAGCCCCTGCTGTATCGTTCTATAAGTGGCAATTTATATTACCTGATCGCTATAATTTGAAGTCACGACTAGCAATAGCAGTTAACAAAAAGAAATATGGCGACCGTATTAAGTTCAGCGGTGGCGGTGATCTATGCCAACCAACCCTAGACGGTGAAGATCTCGACATTAACGAACTACCGCAAGCCGGTGTTCCCTTTTATAACTATGAAAAAATATTGAAAACCGAGAAGCAAATACAAGACGACGTACAAAGGATGGCTAGGGCATGGGATAAACACTTTGGTGATTTACATCTAGGGGATGACGATACAGCCTATCCTGAGTGGGTACGAATGGTCAAGGGCAGGTTTACGAAGCCCCAGAAGCATATACCGCTAAGTGATCATCCTAAATATGTTCAAGAAACTATTAAAAACTTAAAACCAGAGCAGTTCGGTTATTCTGGCTTTGGTATGTTGGGAGTAAATGATTATGAGTGAAGCACAGGACTTTTGGTCTAATGTTAAAGATTGGTGGATTGATGCCGATCGAAACTATAAGAAGCAAGGTGTAAACCAACCCTCCGAGGATTACTTGGATAGCGAGGTTAAAGGCTTTGACTCTGTACTTGAGATAGGTGCTGGCACTGGTCGTTTGATAGGGCTACTCAGCAAAAAGAAGATAGACTGTCATTCTGTTGATGTTAGTTCTGGGCTGTGTGAATACGTCAAAGCCAAATACCCTAAAGTTACAGTCCACAATACAAAGGTTCAGGACTTGAGCGAGTTTGCAGACAACTCTATTGATCTAGTCTACACCTTTCAATGCTTGCAGCACGTTCCGAACGAAGAAATACAACCGGCACTAAAGGAGATCTTCCGGGTAGCAAAAAAAGAGGTATGGCTAATGGAAGGGCTTGTGCAAAATAAGGAGCAAGGGGAGCGCACACACCCTGTTAATGGCGGTTCTTATGTTTATTATTATGATAGAATGTACGATTGTTATAGAATAGATGATATACAAGGAGGCGTAGTTATGGCGTATAGAATAAAGGCTAGTGATGCTTAAGGTATTAGTAGTAGTCGACAAAACCGACACCGCTATTGACCGGCTTGCTAAGGGTCACGTTAAATACAACGACAACATTGATTATAAGGTTATTCCTGTACACCCCAAGCGACCAGACCCAGAGCAACTACTAGCGTTTGAAACCCTTGCAGTTGATGCAGACATCATTGACTATCAATACTTCCGCACTGCTGAAATGCTACGCGGTCGCTATAGCTGGCTAGAGGGCAAAAAGCAGATACTAACGCACCACAACCCCTATTCTATCGAAGAGCAGGATTGGAACGGCTACGACTACGTGGTAGCAAACAACCTGACTATATATGAACGCTTAGGCAAGATTACCGAGTCACCACTAACCTATATTCCTAACTGCGTTGATACTGACTTCTGGACATACAATTCTGAGTGGCAGCCAAACAAGAACGTAATCATGGTGGCTAATAGGATCGAGAGTAAAAAAGGCATACTTCAAGTGGCTATTGCCTGCGCTGAACTAAACCTGCACTTTATATTAGTCGGTTCTATATCTGACTCTAACTATTACGAGTCAATTCTAGCAACCGGCAACGTAGAGTTTCACAATAATATCAGCGACGAAAAGCTTAAAGAGCTATACCACAAGTCAACAATTCACGTTTGTAATTCAAAGGACAACTTCGAGTCAGGTACTAATCCAATCCTTGAGGCTATGCTTACAGGTGTGCCGGTACTAACTAGAAACATTGGACACGTTCCTGAGCTAAACAATGGTGAGAATATGGTAATACTAGATGGTCAGCCCGATGATGTACTGGGCATACAAAACAAGTTATTTGAAATGATAGGTGATAAAAAGAAACTTGAGGACATACGAGGCAAGGCGTGGCAGACCGCTAAGACCCGATCCTTTGAGCGCAGAGCCTATTTATATCAGAAGTTATACAGAGAAGTGATGCACCCTGATGAAGTTCCGGTATCAATCATTGTGCCTATATACGATAAGCCTGACATCATACGCAAGTGCCTTAACGCTATAGCCGAACAGACCTATAAGAACATTGAGCTGATTGTAGCCGATGACAGTCTACAAGGTGAAAGCCATAGCCTAATCACCGAGTTGGCAAAGCTAATGCCCTTCCCTGTGCGCTACATGAACACAGCCGAGGTTATGATTGGCGACAACGACTACGAGAAGGACTATGGACTGGCTAGGGGTCGCAACAAAGCGGTTATAGAAGCCACAGGCGATATTATAGTGTTCTGTGATCAGCGCATGATTATGCAACCCGATGCTGTTAAAGAGTTTGTTAAGCACCTTGCCCCTAAAGTATGGATCTATGGCAACAAAGGAGGCAAGAAAGAGTTTGTTGAAAACCTCAGTTGTATAAGACGAGAGGATATAATCACTGCCGGTATGTTTTGTGAGCGGATGGATCAGTATGGTGGACTAAGCCAAGAGTCGCGCACTCGCTTCAGGCTGCAGGGCAACCGAACTGAGTATTGTGAGTCAGCTAAGGCTACTCCAACCGGAAAATCAAGCAATCGCAATCGTAAACGCCAAGACATCATTGCTATGAAGAACAGATTATTTAAGATGTATGAGGGTAATTTACATGGCTAATCGTAAACAACGTCGGCATGACCCGACTAATCGCAAGAAATACTCACTACAAGACGTACAAAAAGCTATATCAATAGCTCTAATGATGCGTAAGTTTAGCAAGGGTCACTTATTTAGTAAGACCATGAAAGACAAATGCGTGTTTTGTGGTTCGACCATGAAAACCAAGAAGCAATGTAGCTATTGGTTTATGACTTTCCTAGACCGAGTGCAAACTGTATTGATCAACCCGACCTTCTTCAAAGACGATGACATACAGGCTCTATGGCTACAACATGGCGAGGATTATCAGAATATCAAGCTACCGTTAAATGTTACGGATGTGCCGGATGAGCCAAAAAAGAATTAACATCTTCGGTGTAGTCAATCACCTATCTAATCAGTATGAGATGTTAAAGCTGGCTCAAAAGTACCCTGTTAAGTTTCACTACCTACAAAACAACGTAAGGCGTTGGAGTGAGTTTAGCGCACGACCAGAGCCTACTACATGGCTATCGCCTGATGAGTTCGAGTGGGTTACGCACTATGAGCCGGGCAAATACGACCTCGCTATCCTACACGTTGACCAGCAACACACAGACCCTCGCATTGGCAAAGGCTGGTTGTATGAAGATCTTAACGAATTGATCCAAGATATACCAAAGATGGTAATAAATCATGGCACACCTATGTGGGATGACTACTATACAGAGGACTTTGTTATCAATGGTGGTGTTGTACATACAAGAAAAGGCGAGGTTAAGCTAAAGGGTATGAAAGAAAAGATCGGTGATAACTTCATGGTAGTTAACAGCTACGATGCAGTTGATCGCTGGGGCTGGGGCTATCCGCTAATTCATGGGCTAGATCCAATGGAGTGGTACGATTTACCAAAAGAGCCACGCGTTGTGCTTAGCCTTTCACCCGGAGGACTAGACCGCTATTATAACCGAGAGCTTATAACAGCCATAAAGGGCGCAGTTAAAGAGAAGTCCGGCATTGATGTTATGCACATACAGGTAAACATTGAGTTTGAAAAGGACAACTACGAGCAGTACCGTCGCTACATAGCTTCAAGCCTTATAAATATCAGCCCTTACAAAGACAGCCCTATGCCACGCAGCCGAACTGAAGCAATGATGAGTGGTGCTTGCATACTATCTAGTCGCTATCATGGTGCAGAAGAATACATAGAGCATGGCGTAGACGGCTTTATAGTACCTGACAATCCTTTAAGCTATGCGGAAGCTATCCACAGCCTAATCAATGAGAACTATGGCGAGGCAGTTAAGATGGGTCAGCGTGGCAAGCAAAAGGCACAAAGGCTGTTTCATGTCGCTAGGTATCACAAAGAGCTGTATCACCTTATAACAGAGGTGGCTAATGGTAACAAACCAGTCTGGGATGGTAAAAAAATATGGTAAGGTTCTTTGACTTTTCTAGGTTTCATGGCAAAGATCCGCAAGGTTCTACTAACCTCCGAGTTATGCAACCAATCAAATATTGGGATGAAGCAGAGCGATATAAGTATGGCGAGAACCCCGACGTTCTAATATTTCAAAAGGTTTATATATTACCTGACTATAAGTTTCCTCGCGACTTTGAGGGCATTAAGATATTGGACATCTGCGACCCCGACTGGCTAGATCAAGCTAACATAGTAGAAACTTGCAATGCTATGGATGCTGTAACTTGCAGTAGCAAAAACCTAGCCAAGTTTATACGGCAGTTTCACAAGAACGTACACTTTGTGCCAGACCGTTTCGACCTCGAAGTTATACCAAAACCAGTACAGCATATTTCTAAAGCTAAGAGCGTGGTGTGGTTTGGCTACAGCCACAACTCAATACTAATGAAGCAAGCTATGACCTTATTAGATGAGCTAGATTTAAAACTAACCATCATAAGCAATGACGATCCATTCTTACACCAATGGAGCAAACGCGACTACAAAGACTTCTATACATATATTAAGTACGATGAGGACACGATATACCAAGAGCTTCAAAAGCACGACTTTGCTTTATTACCTGAAGGCTATAGACCACAGGATCACTTCAAGTCTAATAACAAGACCATCAAGGCTAACCTAGCAGGACTGCCAGTAGCTAAGACCGCAGATGATGTAAGGCTATATATGGATGCCAAAGAGCGACAAGCTTGGTTTGATACTAATTATGGTAAAATACAAGAAGAATACGACATTCGTAAATCAGTGGAGCAATACAAAGGAATTATCAATGAACTTCGAAGCCGAAATCATACGAACTAGCCAACGCAAGCTTGCTAGTAACGATAATCAATATGAGGTTGTATTCCGTACTGACAATCCTCTTATTTTAGACCTAGGAAAACTGCCAAGCGATAAAGTGCTAAAGGTTAGTGTGGATATTAAAGATGACTAAAGAGCAAAGACAACAAAAGAAAGACGATTTTATATCATACTTTGAGGAAGTGCCAGTTATTAAATACGCTGCCATGTATATTGAAATTACTGAACAGACAGCTCACGATTGGTTAAAGACAGATGAGGATTTTTTGAGTCGCGTTAATCAAGCTAAATCCAAATGGGCTAAGAAACGTGCTTTAAAGACAAGAGCTGAGTTCCAGCTAGAACGATTAGACAAGGAAATATGGAGCGAGCGCAAAGAATTGGTGGTTGCTGTAGATCCACGAAAAGACATACTTAAAAAATATAATCTAGGGGGCGACGATGCTGGACAAGCTCAAGAAGCTGAGAGCAGACCATCTGAAGATACAGCATGATGTTGTATTCTACCCTTATCAAGAGCTGGTAAGCGACCAGATACTAGAAGCATTGATCCAAAACCTACGTTTGACCGCTGATGCCACAGAAGAAGATGTTAAAAAGCTGAAGCTGACGGAAATAACCGTAGAGTTCTCTAGGCAGGCAGGCAAGACTACAGCTATTGTGTATACAGCCGAGTTTATACTTACATGGCTATCAGTGTATTTTAACCGGCAGATACACATCGGCATATTCGCACCGCAGATAGAACAGGCTAAGACAGACTTCGATAGGCTCAAGATTGCATTACGCAGGGTTAAGGACATGGTTATAGTTGATGAGGCAACCGAGGCGTTGATTAAAGAGCAAGAGAACGCTAAGACGTTAGTGCTGCCTGATGGCTCGTCAGCTTATATAGCCCCTGTAACAAAGACCTCAAGACCTGAGAGCAAGACCCTAGACCTTATGATATTTGAGGAGTCACAAGATCTAGACGACAAGATAGTCAAAGAGTCAATCATGCCGATCGGTGCATCAACTAACGCACCTCGTATCTTTGTTGGCACAGCTGGTACTAAGCTATGTTACTTCCGAACGCTAGGGCAGAACCCTAAAGCCTTGAAGCTATACTTTAACGACATAGTGGCACAGCGAAGGCAGGTTTATGAGCAGACTGGTGAGGCTAAGCACTTGATCTATGAGCAGACGATTAAGCAAGAGATTGAGAAGTTCGGGCTAGATAGTGACGAGATACAGCGACCTTACTTCGGTAAGTGGCTAATTGGCACAGGTAACTTCACTACTGAAGAAGATCTTATGGCATTAGTAGAGGACAGGCGCATAACCTACCACTTTAAGAAGGGTGATTGCTTTGCCGGAATAGACACTGCTAAGAACCCAGATAGTACAGTCGTTACTATATTACGTTATAATCCTGACAACAACCGTAAGGAAGTGCTGAACTGGATGGAGCTTAGAGGCGACAACTATCAAGACCAGTTCGATGTGATCAAAGAGTTCCTAGGTAATTACAATATAGTTGCTGTGGCGATAGATAGCACAGGTCAGGGCGACTTCATGCCAGATATGTTTGAGCGACACACTGAATGGTCAGATGAAAAGTCGGGGCTATATCGGGTCAAGTTTAGTGCCGTATCTAAGGACTTAATGTATAAAAACCTAAAAGTATCAATCAAGGAGTTATTGACTACATTACCAAATCTAGGTACAAAACAAGGTGAGAAGTTTAAGCAACAAATGCTTGATTTACAGCAAGAATACAAAGGACAACTACTCAGTGTACATCACCCAGACGATCCAAATGCCCACGACGATTACCCTGACAGTTGGGCATTGGCAGAGTGGGCTTATGCAAAGTATAATGAAGATAATAACCTTAGCATCGCAGTTGTTAGCAGCGAAAGGGAACGAAAGGTAAAAAAGAACGATGAAAATCAGGTCACCGATTACTTTCCGGGAGTCGACACCGGCTTCGACGACGACTTCTAGCCCAGTAAAGAAGCAACAAAAAGAAAAGCTGTTTGATGTACTCGGAGGCTTTTTACAGTTTAACTCTAACAAGCTATCTAACCAGACATCTATATCAACCAAAATACTGGCTGCCAACAAGGGCTGGGTATACCGCAACAACGATGTGATCGCTCAAGAAGTATCAAAGATTGAGTTTGAGTTATACACAGTTGGGTTATCTGCTGGTGAGATTGTATACAATGAAGTTGAAACGCACCCACTACTTACATTACTAGATCGACCAAACGAAGAAACAACCAAGAGCGACTCAATATACACAATACAGTCACACAAGAAACTATCTGGCGATGCGTTCTGGCTTAAGATTAGAACTAACGGACAAGTAACAGGCTTGCGACAGCTACCACCAGACAAGGTAGAGCTAAACCTGCGACCACCTACCCCAGAAGATCCTACTGTTATAGAGAGTTTTATATACAAGGATGTTATAAATGGCGATAAAGTAGAAGTAACCTACGATCCTAAAGATATAATTCACTTTAAGAAGCCTAACCCTAATAATTCATTCAGAGGCATTGGTGCAGTCGAGGCATTGGCTGAAACTATTGATTTAGACAACCTGACAACTGAAACAACTACACAGTTCTTTAAGAACGGAGCTATAAGCAACTTTGTACTATCTACCGACTCAAAGGTAACTGATGAGCAACTGAAGCGACTAAGAGCTGAGATGCGTACAACTTATGGCGGTGCATCTAACGCATATAAAACTATGATACTTGGCGGTGGACTTAAGCCTGTAGATATATCATTCAGCAATAAAGACCAAGAGTTTTTAGGACAGCTTGCATGGTACAGGGATAAGATCATGGTCGGCTTCGGCAACACAAAGGCTAGTCTAGGCATTATTGATGATGTAAACCGGGCATCCTATGACGGTAGCTATGCTGGCTGGCTCAAATCAACTGTTAAGCCGGACATGGAGTCAATTGTTAATACACTTAATGAGTTCCTAGTACCTGAGTTCGGTGACAACCTAGTGCTTGGCTTCTGTGATCCAATACCAGAAGATCGAGCAGATGATGTAATTGAAGCTGAGAAGCTATACAAGGCAGGGCTAATTACACTTAACGAGGGTCGCGAGATTGTAGACCTTGACCCTGTTACTGAAGGCGGTGATGACTTCTTTAGCGCACAACCAGCAGTCGGTATAGTAGATCCAACCGATAAGCTAGAAGAGGACACAGGTAATAACGATGAAGAATAAACAAAACACAGTACCTAAAGCCTTACAAAGCATTGATGTTAAAGCACTACTAAGAAGCCGAGGCATATACGACAAGCAGATACAGATCCGCGAATTGAAACAGGCAGCCATCCCACTTGCTAAACAAATGCTAAAGAAGCCTAAACAAAAGACCGAGCCACCTAAGCAACCGAAACACGCTATATTCAGTGATGAGATAGTGCTTGCATACTGGGAAAAGCAGATCCACATTGTAGATACGCTAGAAAAGCACTTTGCTAATAAGGTAGAGCAGTTTGTGCAAAAGGTAGTTAAGGGCTTTCTGATGCACTTAGATAGCGAAGTAGCTACTAACAAAGAATATGACGGCTCAAAAGCTAAGGGTTACTTCGAGGATACCGAGAGCGAGCTACTGGTTACTGCACAGCTAGACTTCGCACCGCTTCTAGGGCAAACAGCCACACTAGCCGGTCAAGAAGCGTTAAGGCTAGTAGGTAGTAAAGACGTTTACATAATGGATCACATGAACTCTAAGATAACCCAGAACGTTGCTAAGTTCACAGGCTCAATGCTTGATACTGACCGAGATAAGCTAATAAAAACGCTATCCGACGGCTTAAGTGACGGCAAATCGATCCCTGAGATCAGGAAGCAGATAGAAGATGACTTTACTGAGTACTCTAGGATGCAAGCCGAGCGTATAACACGCACAGAGGTGCTTAGGGCTTCGACTGAGGGTACACTTGATGCTTATGAGCAATCTGGCGTTGTAGAGGGCAAGCAGTGGCTTACAGCAGGGGCAACCGATGAGTGCGCTGCGTATGATGGGCAGGTAGAATACTCGCTTAAGGGTAACTTCTTTACTCCTGAAAATGAGTTTCAAGATGGCGATCCACCACTACACCCTAACTGTAAGTGTGTTTTGCTTCCAGTATTAGTTGGTGAAGATCCAGCATATACACCTAAACAAAATCAGGCTATGGTTGAGAAGATTGCAGAGCTAGAGGCGCAGGTAGATAAGCGCACAAAGGCATTTAAGGAACTTAAAGAGCAACAGTTGGACGACAAGGCTTACATCAAAGCACTGGAAGGCTACGTCGGTGGCGAAAATGAGCGATGATCGGCAAGCACGACTCTCTAAGCTAAAGCAAGCTAAAACCAGCACTAAGATAGCCGATGCTAAACAATTCGGTGAAGTGTTAGATCAGAAGATGGCACAATTGGCTGAAACCCTTAATGAGGGTGTTGAGATCAATAATTTAGACGAGTTAATCAATCAGCTAGGTGGTATCAAATCACTAGAAGCCGAGGTTGTTGAGCTAAAGGAAGCAATAAGTAAGATTGAATTGCCGAGCAGTGTAGAAATAAAAGGACTTGCTGACGTTGTTAGTGCCGCCAAAGAGATAAGCAAACGCAAAGACCCTGTGGTACAGAAGATTGACATATCTGTGCTAGATCAGGTGGTAGACGGTGTCGGTAACCTTATAGATAAAGTCGAAGAGCTAAAAGTACCAAAGCAGGGTCAGTCACCAGAGGACTATGTGCCTATGCGTAGAGTTATGAAGGTCGGCAACGCTTTAATGTATGACGACAGCTTCTACACAGGTGGTGGCGGTGGCACAACTGTAATAACTGAGGGTTCTAGTGGTACATCGACAACATCTAAGCCTACAGATGCTTATGCCATAGCTAATATCACTACCATAGGTGATTACAAATACTTTGGTTTTATCGATAAGGATGCCAACTGGTACATTATGCGTAAAACAGTGGCAGACTCTACATTCCTATATGTTTCAGGTGCGAATGATTACGAGGCTCAATGGTCGAACTGCGACTCGTTAGTTTATAATATATATAGTTCAGTATTTTAAGGAGTAATATGGTAAAAGAAGTTAAAGAAGTAGAAGTTGTACCCACATCAAATGGTATGGCGACAGCAGTAATCAACCTATATGAAAAGGTTGCAAGAGAATATCAATTAACCCCAGACGAAGTTAAAGCTTCAACAATAACAGTAAAGAACGGTGAAGTCACCGTGAAAGGTAAAAAATGAGTAAATCAAATACATTTGAGAACGACCTATTAGCTCTCATCTTTAACAACACAGATATTGCCGACATCGGTGATGCAGGTGGTCTACAGAACTCAGCAACAGCAGGTTCACTATATGTAGCACTACACACAGCAGACCCAGGTGAAGCAGGAACAGCAGCAACTAACGAAGCAACTTACACTGACTACGCTCGTGTAGCAGTAGCTCGAAGTGGCGCAGGATGGACTGTATCAGGAAGCTCCGTAACTAACGCAGCTCAGATTACATTCCCTCAATGTGGTGCATCAGGTAACACAATTACCCACGCTTCAATAACAACCGCTTCAAGTGGTACTAGCAAGATTCTATACTCTGGCGCACTATCTAGCTCACTAGCTGTAGCTAACCAGATTACACCGTTCTTCGCAGCAACTACTGGCGTTACTGTAACTGAGGATTAACATGACTCCTCTAGTAGTAACTCCCGAAGAATACGCCACAGGCAACTACCCTAAAGACACACCT